TGGACACACCCTGCGGCACCGTTGCGGGACGGCCATGTACGCCGGCACTCGTGACCTCCTGGCCGTCGGGGCCGTCCTCGGCCATGCGAGGCCAGAGACAACCCGGCGTTACGTGCGTCTGCCGGACGACGCCCTCATTAGCGCCGTGCGAGCTGCCGCCTAACCGCCAAGTGCGACACGGCTCGTCGCCGCCAGCGTCCGCGAGCGCACGTCGCGGCGTGCACTGAGACCTCAGAACCTCACTCAGCTCACGGCCGCGCGGGATCCCCAGGCAGCGGCAGCCGCGCGAGGCCCAGACGTCTTCGCCGCCGTGAGCCGGACACGACGGGCGCGCGCCCGCCAAGCATGAAAATGAGATAACGGAAAAGCGCCCCCGCCCTCATTTGAGGGCGGGGGCGCTTCGTGTGCGGCCGCTACTCCGGGCCGGGGCTGCCGCGCAGGTCCGCGACCTGGTCAGCGAGCGTGTCAAGGCGCTTCCACAGACGCACGTGCGTGTCGTGTGCCTGCTCGTCAAGGGACCGCTGGGAGGATTCTCGGGCCACGCGCTCGTCGTGTATCTCCTCGGCGATCTGGGCCTGACGTCGGTCCACGCGGCCCACGCGCTCGTCGACGGCGCGGACCAGGCCCGAGATCGCGTCGAGCTGCTCGCCATGGGCGCGCAGCGTCTCCCGCAGCTCCTGGGCCGTTGCGCCAACCGCGGAGACCTGGTCCCCTACGGACCAGGTCGTCTCGATCGCCCGATCCAGATCGTCCCTGACATTCGTCGTGTGGTTGTTCTGGATCTCTTCCTTGGCGGTCTCGGCAGCGCGGCGGGCCTCTATCGAGGTCGCCAGCACGTGCGACAGGCGTTCGTCCAGGCGCGCGTAGACGCGCTTGTAGACCAGCGTGCCGAGGCCACCGACCCCGGCGATCGCTGCGAGGACCAGGCCGATCAGCGCGTCGACGAGACGCGGATCGGACAGGAACTCACGCACCAGACGAGTCCTCCTCGTGGTCCGGTCCGGGGGCCTGAGCGGGGGGTCGGGTTTCACCGCCAGGGGTCGTGTAGCCGATCCACTCGATGAGGGTGTGGCCGTTAATGCGGATCACGGACATCACCTGGTACACGGACCAGGCGACGCCCAGGAACATCGATAGCTGGGTGAGGAGCATCTGCCAGGTGGCCGGGTAGTGCCCGGACACCCAGACCGCGGCGGTCACGATCGCGCCGATGACGACGACGACGGCAACCCGTCGGCGACGGGTCCACCACGGTTTGTCCAGGCTAGCCTGGATGAGCGGCCAGAGCAGGCCCGCCCACACGGTGATGATGAACGGGTCCGTGTGCAAACCCAGCAGCAGCTTGTTGATGTCCATGAACGTTTTCCTCTTCTCTCAGGGCTTCTCGGCTCCCGCCAGCGCGATGCTGACGGCGGAGTTGGTGGCGGGCCCGTACACACCGTCGACGACGGCTCCGACGGCGGCCTGGACAGCCTCAACGGTGGCGTCGTGCGCCTCCCACGACGCGTCCCCCCACTCCCCGTCCACCGTCGTGCCCACGACGGCCTGCGTGTACTCAACGCCGAACGGGAAATGCTCGCCGCCCCACTTTGAGGCGCTGGCGACGGCGTATACCCGCTGGCACGTATCCGCGCCCGCGACGTTGTCGGGCTCCGCCCCAACCGCCCTTTGCAGGGCGGTGATGTCCGAGTACTCCGACGGCACCGAGGCACCGGAGCCGTCGTAGTAGGGGCGGACCACCGCGCACACGGAATCCCACCCGCGCGTACGGCGGTAGACGCCGCCTCCGTTGCCCTGCGACCCCGCTGCGCCCGAGCTCGTGTTGAACTCAATCGTTTGCACCCACGATCCGTAGTTGGCTTCGACCATGCCAACGTGGTCGGCAACGCCATCGGCGTCCCAGTCGAAGCAGATCAGGTCGCCGGGTGCAGCGTCGCCGAACTGGACGAGGCGCCCCTCGCGGCGCGCGGCCTCGATCCCGTAGGGTACGTAGGCGAAATCCCCACCTGGGATCACGCTGGCGCCGTCGGGGTCTGTGCAACACCAGGAGACGCCCATCGCGCAGAACGGGACTCCGCTCGAGCCGTAGTAGGTGCCGTGCCTCTCGGCGTACCAGCGTCCATAGATGGTGCCCTCATCGGGGTCATCCCAACGGGAGTAGCCGATCTGAGACGCGGCCCATGCCAGGGCCTGGGATGAGGTCATACTCATGCTGACTCACCCCCCGTGGGATCGTCGTAGGCGAAATCCAGCGGGGGCAGGATGTCCCCGGGGGTCGAGGTAGCAGGCGGCATCGCAGCCACCAGCTCCTCCACGGTCTTGTCTTCAGGTACCATTGGGGCCTCCAATCATGGGTGTGAGAAAGCCCCCGAGCCGGAGAGCTCAGGGGCCTGTGGTGAACTATTCGGGATTTCCGAATAGTTGGGTCGGGGGTGGGGTCACGTTTTGACACTGACGTTCAAAGCCATGTACGGCGACATGGTCGAGAACGGCTGGCCGCCACCCGTTTTCCTGGGGACGGCGCGATCGACCGCTCCTAGAGCATCAGATGTGCCAGACCATCGATGCCCAAATCCGCTGTGGCGCGACGTACTTGTCGGACGTCGTTGTCAGCGTCAAATTGTTCTTGTCGACATCCAGGTACATCGCGGGCCCCTCACCGGGGAGCGTGAACCGCGCACCCGACACCGATGAGAGCTCTGCCGGTAGCACTCCCACCGTCTGCGGTGAGTACTTGTAGAACCACGTCGACGCGACTGGCGAGCACAAAATCATCGCCGTGCACAAGCGACCCGTGCGGAGGCCGCCCTCGATCGAGCACGTCCAACCATTCGCCGGCGTGATCTTCCCCTTCAACGGCTCCTGCGCTACCAGATTCGTCCACCGCGTACCGTCGTGAGCGGTGAGACCGCCCAGATCCGTACGGAACACGTAAAGTGGTCGTTGCGTGGACGCCGGGAACCCGGTGGACCGCATTGCCTCGACCATGTTGTCGGCCTGCGCCTGTGACGACGCCGCGAGCATACGATTCGATGTCAGCCCGAGGTCCAGAAAGTACTTCGTGAGCCTGGGCGGATCCCCACCGTCCGGTGTAACAGCCCCATTCGGCCGCATCGTGACCATAGTCATCATCCTTTCGTGCTATTCCCACGCGGCCTCGAGCAGCCCCGATTCCGGGTCGGCATCGATGCCGTCCACGCCGCCATACGCGGCGCCTGACATGAAGACTCCGCCCCCGGCCGCCAGGTACGGCCCCCACGACGTCGGGAGGTCGTGCCACGTGCCGCCCGCGTTCGGCGGCACAGCCGCCACCACTCCGTCCGCGAGCGCCGTTGGTCGCCCGCTGGCCCGGTCCATGAGGCCGTGGGGGGCAAGCCGGAACTCGATCGCGGAGGATGTTGGGCCGATCTGGGGTTTACGGCGGGCGAGACGGATACGGAGTCTCGTGACCTTGCGGCCCGCGAGGATAGCGGCACCATGCCCGTACCACCACGTACCGAGATACGGAGGGCGCGTATCCCACGTGCCCTGATACACGGATGCTCCCTTGTACGTGTCCCACCTGTTCCCTTGGCGCGCGTCCCAGGTGGCGGAGTCGATGGCGCGGATTGTGATGAATCCGGGACGCGTCTCCGCTATTGGTACGGGCCATTGGGATTCCGCTGGCGGTGGTGCGGAGCGCTTTCCCATCGCGATAGGTGTGGATCCGTGCCATACCAGCATCACCTGGTCACCAACTGCTGGTGTATAGGTGTTGAGATAGGCGGCATCGACTTCACCGAGCCATTCCGCTCGCACAGTGATGCTCTTGGCACCTGACGGGGTTTTGGTCACGGTTCCGACCGCGGGGGTAGGGGTGTCTGAGACTCGGCCAAGGACGAGGCTCGTGCGCTGCCCTCCCGCGTCGTTGGTGATTTGCACGAGCACGGTGTCGCCGTCGTTGACGACGGTTCCAGACAACCAGCGCGCTTTGATGGGCGACCCGCCAACGGTTACGACTGGCCCACCGTTTGCTCGGTTCTGTACCGTTCCGAGCATGGTGCGCGTGCCCGCCGAGATTCCCTCGGCGGAGATCATCGAGGCGAGCTCATCCACGGATTGCCTCCACGAAATCGCCCATCGTCACGTTGACGACCACCTCCATCTGGGAGACGCCAGCGGTGGTTCCCCTGCGGCTGATCGAATCGACAGCGCCGGTGACGGCGCGGAATCCGTTGCAGGTCGGCATTTCGATGCGCACAGGGTCAGAGGATTGCAGGCCCGGGTGGTTCAGGCACTGCACCGTAATGGGCAGCGCCCGTTTCGCAACCTTGTTGGTGAGGACGGTGCGCGCGTCGGCTACGGCCTGCTCTACGCGGGTGATGAGCGGGTTGTCGTGGAATACGATGCGGCGTCCGAGCGGGCCGCCCCAGCGCAGGGGCCCGGTGTCGATCCGGTAGGAGCCTATGATCTCTGAGTCGCCGCCCGATGACGAAGAAACGCACTCGTTGTAGAGCTTGTCGATCGAGTGCTCGAAGTCCACACCGATGAGTACTCCGTCGTCGCCGCCGTTGATAGTCCACACGGGGTCCGTGCCCGGGACCTCGACATACGCCGCGCCGTCGGGGCCCATGCGGATAACCGCGCCAAGCGTGTCCGCCAGGTCCTCCGCCGCGTCCATTCGGGCCCCCTGGCCCTTGTCGTACACCATGAGGGGAGAGACGCGACGGTCCACGTCGACGCCCTTACCAATGACGACGGGGATGATCCCCGACAGCAGCCTTTGGATCTCACTCACGGCACTCACGGATCCCGGTGGCGACTGCGGGGCCGCGAGCCCATCAGCCTTCACCACGGCGGTCAGGTCCGCAGCAGTGACCGTGATCGACGCGCCCGCGCAGATGAGCTGGCGATCCGCGCCGCGCGCGGATACTGTCCAGGACGCCGCTGGCCTTGATTTGGTGATCAGGAACGTTCCGAGCTCCACGCGTTCGCCGCCCGGCATAATGTGGCGGACCGCGAGGCGCTGTCCGCACGCGGACAGCGGGTCCTCGTAGCCCAAGGGAATGAGGTCCCCTTCCGGATCCTCGATCTGCAGGCTCAGCTCTCGCCGCACCTGCCTGGTCGCGTCGTCCGTCATCGACCAGGACGACGCGACAAGATCCTGCGCGACTAGACGCCCGCCGTACCAAGCAGACACCTCGATCTTCTCCCCCTCACGCGACCCCGTGAGCGCCTCTAGGACGTCCTCGCTCAGTGTGATCACAGCAATCCCCCCATCTTCGGATCGCGCTCGACGTCTGCCATCGACAGGCCCTTCCCCCAAGCCATCGACTCCACTCGTGTCAAAGTGAGGTTCTTCCACAGAAGATCGACCGCATCCATCGTCCATCTCTCCCACACCACCGAGCGGGCAACCGGACGCACGAGGCGCGCAGTACCGGACCATAGGACGAGCCCTACTTGTCCGCTCCGACGCCGCGGATACGACGCCGACAGGTCCGGGATCGCCAAGAACGACACGGGCTCGAGAGACGGCATGTCCTCCGGCATGCGGACGATGAGGATCGAGGAGTCCAAGATCTGCGCGGCAGCCTCGGATGCGCCCCTGGTCACGGTGACCAGTTCGAGCTGGATGCCCGACGGCCTCGATCTGCGCATGCCGACAGCGACCGGGTAGGGCGACCCGATGATGTCCACGGTCTCGACCGTGGCCGCGCGGCTGTCGGACTCGAGCGCCCCGGCGCGCAGGATGACCTGCGCGCCCGATGTGTCGTCAAGAGCGACGGAGAGAGCCCTCGCCGGGTCGTACGGGTCTGTGATCCATCCCCATCCCCTTGGTGACTCGACCCTGTACGTGGCCTCCGCAGTCTCAGAGCCCGCGGTCACCCTGTACCGGACCTGGCGACCCAGCGGCACGTCGTAGTCGACGAGGAAGCCCTCGCCGTACACGCGCATCGCCCGGCCCCCGCGCACCGTCTGCTCGGTGTCCCCGACGATGCGGCAGACGCGCACCAGCGCGTCCTTCACACCCCGGATAATGACGGCGGCGCACGGGGCGTCAGACGGTCCTGCGTACGCCTGGACCTCGCATGTGAGCATGCGTCCTCCTCCCTATCTAGCGGTACAGGCCGCGGCGGCGCGACTGCTCGCGCAGCGACGCCACTACCCTGGCATCCATCGACCCCATCAGGACGTCATCGACGTCGCGGACCTCTAGTGCGATCGACGCGCTTCCGAGAGCCTGAATAATCGCCGACGCCAGGGCGTCCGCCAAGCCCACGCCCGAACCCGCGCCCGGCAGAGCCGCCGAGCCACCAGCGGTCGGCACCGTCGTCGGACGCGTCCCGGCCAGCGAATCAGTGAACCCTGTGAGGGTTGCCCTGACCTGCGCGTACCGGTCCGCC